CACCACCACTACCCACACCAGCAGGAGTCATGCACCGTCCAGTGGTGGTGCATTTCGCGTCGATGGGTGCGGCTCCGATAGCGATGCGCCCGTCAACACGCGCTTTAATTTTTCTTAGCGCGTTGGTTCTGGATCGCCAGATTTCGTGAATGAGTTCGTCGCGCCCTCGTTTGTCTCTGGCGATAACGTCTTCCATCCAGAATTGTTCGATTTCGTTGAGGGCTTTAGCCCAGCCAATATGTCCTTCCGCTGCCAGCGATAGAATATGGAAATGAGCGTTAACAATTTTGTCGTGTGATGTGGCATCGTCTTTGATTCCCTGTTTGTGTTTTTCGACGGCTTTGTTGATGACGCGACATTGCTCTGGGTCGTCCCAGAAAGTTGCGTCAGCCCAGGCGTAGATTTCGTCTACTGACGAATCCATGTCGATTCGATCTGTTTCCCCGGCTGACATTTTCCCTTGGGTGAGGTACTTGAGCCATGCTTCAGGGAGTTCCGGTAGTTCGCGAGCGTCGGGGATGGTTCCGTCAGCGGCCCAGCCGTCAACAATTAACGCAGCCCCTGGTTCAAACCAGTGATAGGTTTCTCCGCCGGGGTGTTTTGAAGGGGCCACAACAGCAAATCGGTGGCCTTTCTGAATGCATTCTATGTCTTTGTCGATTTTTCCTCTGAATCCGAGGCCGCGAGGCACGCGGTAATACCGAATTCCCGATATCCCGTCACAGCGAGCCGTTGAAATCCATGTCGGCGGCAAAACGCCCAAACGTTCTTCCAACGCATCAAGTTGATCCCCTCCTTTTTTATCTTTCTCTCCTGAAACGTAGTGGTCTACGTCGATGCCGATAATTTCGTGGTCTTTGTCCACTCCCGCCAGTCGCAGGCAGATGTTGTAGCGCTTGCCGTCGCCCATCCACTCTTCGATCTGCTCCCTGGCGGGGTAGGGTGCGGCGTGGCCGGTGAATCCTGTTGGGGGAGGGTGTTTTTCGCCGTAGGGAATGGGTAGCACCCCCGCCCAATTTTTTTGGCGATAGGCTTGCGCTGTTTCGCGGTATGGGTTGAGGTGCTGGATGGTCACGCGGTGACTCCTAAATTGTTCAAGCGCAAAGCTGTTCAGCGGTCGCTAAAGACACCGTCCGAAAACGGTCGATAAAGGTGCTGTTCAGCCTATCTTTTTATGGCGCAGGGCATTTCATTGACTAGATGTGCCGCGAGTCTTTTCAGAGGCCACCAGATGTTGTGGACGAGCCGGAACCCAAACCAGAATCCAAATTAGAACCGGAGAAATAGTCTTTGAGTTTCTTTTTATTCCAGCATTTCGGGCACCACGGCGCGTTGGTTTTTGGATCGTAAACGATTTCAGATTCGTGGATTCCAGTGGCGTTGCAGAGTTTGAAATGCCAGACCACGCAGGAGTCGTCTTTTTTGCTGCGGAGGACTCCGTGTATGTCCACATAGGTGTCATAGGCGACTACCATTCCGGCTGGTACGTCGGTCCACTTTTTGACTTCGACGTTTTGGTGTCGAACGTCTTTCTTTTTACCCATTCTGTTCCCTCTTTCTTTTCTCAATTTCTCTTTCCACGTACCACTTGGCTTTTTCCAAATCTTCAATGGCACTACCCTTTTCGTCTGCTCGCCACAGGTATTTGATGGCGTTGCCAATGCAAAACCCCATGTGCTCGGTGATTTGAATGCACTCCACTCCGCTGGGGTGGGCTGTGTAGTGGGGTGGGTGGTTGACCATGTCTACAGACGCAGCCCCCACCGACGCAGCCTCAGTAGCCGTCCGCCCTGCCACCCAACCTTCAGGCGTGTAATCACAATCATGTAATTCAAAGAGTTTTTCGCTGAAATATCTGTTACAAGACGTACAGAAAAACAATTCATTATTATCCATGATTCGATCTATCTTTTTTCTTAAGTCTTTTTGTCGCATTGGCTTTCCTGGCATTGCTACAGCACTGTGACGTGAACGTGATCGAAATGTGCTGTGACGCGCCATAATAGGTATTTCATGCCAAAGCGTGAGCTTTGGGCGCGAACGTCAGCGGCGATGGTGTCTCCGAGGGCCGTGTTGCTACCGATCATAATGTCTAGCGCGTGGCCTGACGGGTGATCGGGCAAACGATCCTGGCGTACCCCGCCAATGGACAGCACGCCGGGGTAGGTACCACGAATGTAGGCGGCGAGCGCAGATGCGTTGGGGCGCAAGCCTTGTCCTCCGATCAGAGGGATGGCTGCGGCAATCCCTTGTCCCGCACCGCCGTTGACAATCACCCCCGAAACGAGGGTCGTGGTTGAAATACCTACTGCCGCAATGGTTTTCGTCATCGTGTTCGTTATCAACTTCAGCATTGTTTGATACTTCCTTTCGGCGGTGCGTCGTGGCTCACCGCCCATTTGTGTATATCTTTCAAAGCTTTGTGGTAGCCGGTTAGAAATGCATGTTGTCTGGTTTGTTCCTCTATTTCCCGCCCCTCGTCTTCGGTGATTTCCTCAACGGGTTTACTTTTGAGAAAACTCTCTACGTCGTCAAGAACTGAATCGGCTTCTTCTTCGGTTGTTTTGATCCGTTCTTCACAAACCAACACCAGCGATTGCCGCATGATATAGCCTGGGTGGTTTACTTTCTCAGTCATTTTCCCGCACTTTCTTCCACGCTTTCCTTTTCTTCCTGAAGAATTTTGAGCAACATGCGTTCGGCCATTGGTGTCATGTCGCCATGTGCCACGCAGTTTCTGGCGAACGCGGCGATCCGGTCACGCAGTCCTTGGTCGTTGGCCGTGGTGAATGCTTCGGGGTCTACCTTCATGGTCCCCACATGGGGAACTACCGCCTCTCTGGACGCAGTCCATTCGGTGACGTAGCGACGCACAAGCTGTAAGTCCTGTCTGACATAGGGTGGAGCGCCAACGTAGTCCTTAACAGCGGCCTCGGGCGTGCGGTATGTGTTGACAATGGGCGGCCTGAAGGCCACGTTTCTTATGGCCTTCTCCTCGCGCAGCCCAATCTCGGTGACCACCGAGTCGGCCACATGGACGTGCCATGATGCGCCCAACCTGGCGGGGCGGTGGCCGCAGTAGCAGTGCGCGTCGGGTGTGCCGTTGTCGATCCACCCAACCCCGTGAGCCTGCATCGCTCGCCAGAGCTTGTCGTGCAAGTCGTCAATCACTGGTTCAATTCATCCTTTCGGTCATCACGCACCGGCATTCCGAATATCTGATCCTGTTCACGCCCGTACCACGCCTCCCGGCGATTGACGGCAGCATTGAAATGCGCCAGACACCCGAACAGGTATTCGGCCAGAATGAAATCAGGTGTGCCCGATCCATTTTCTTTGCTGTGCCGATTCAGCAGAGCCGCAAGCTCTGATATGAAGTCACTCACTGCTTCCTCCATCACTGGCACTCCTTCGGAGTCAGTCCTGATTGCTGCTGCCCACGGCAGCGTGGGCACAGCCAGTTACCCCACTTTGGGTCGTCGTCCAGATCGGAGAAACGCTCGACCTCACACCCGTCGTGGCTCATCACCCCGCAGCAGGAGCACTCTGCCGGGATGGTCTGATATTTGAACTTCACTGCTTCCGCCACCCGGCGTCGTAAATAGCAGCAGCGACGGCTGGAGCAATACAATCTCCACAGCAGCCGTGTACCCATTGCCAGTCCTGGTTGGTCGCCGCCCAGTACGGCCCCTGATCGGGGTCGGGGTGACCGACACCGTGCGGGCACAGGCGCTCGAAGATTCCCCGGTCGTCGCGCCAGATCAGCCGCCAGTGCCGCATGTGGTGGTCGGTGCGGTTGTGGATCACACAGCCCTGGTCGCAGGTGTCGGTGCGGGCGTGGGTGTTGCTGAGCGTCATCCAGGCGACCTCCCGGCCATCGTCCTTGGCCCACTTGGTAGGGATCGTCACGTCACCGGCGTGGTAGGCCATCAAATTATCCCTGGAACGGTTACGTCGCCTTCTTCTTTGAGAAGACGTTCCATGTCGGCAAAGGAAAGGAAGCAATCTCCATTGATTCCCCATTCTGGGGTCCAGTGGTTTCGGAGCCGGAAACGTTTGTTGGTGAAATCGACTCCGCGAATGAGGATTTCGTGACCTCCACAGGCTGATCCGGTGGGTCGGATGACTCCGGTCTTGTCGGGGTCGAACATGCCCTGATACCAGTTCACGCCCAACATGGCGGGTTGTTCGATGATGGTTTGGAGCAGGGTGGGGAAATCGAATACGTGGTAGTACCTTTCGATGAACCCGAATTTTTGCAGTGCTTTGGCACCGCCCAGCCCTGAGCTTCCGGTGTCATTGGGTTTCCAACTACCGGGGAAGTCGTCTAAGGCGGTGGCGGTGGCGTATAGCTGGCGTGCATCGTCATCGTTGAGGTAGGTGGTGGGCTTGAAGCCGACTCCCATGCGCCGTCCTGGCATGAAGCCTCGTCTGCGGTTCTTGGCGGCACGGGTGCAGTTGAGCCATTGGGCTGCGGTGTGGCCGACGCAGGAGCCGATATCTTCTTGGTTGAGGGCTGTTGCGCGGATTTCATGCATTCTGCTGCGGGGTTGGAGAAGTTTTCGTGTCGGGTAGGGGAAGTTTCGGGATCGTGGGTCGTGGTTGACGAACCGGCCTAGCAGGTGTTCCCCTACAGAGATTCCCATTTAAGTTTGCCTCCAAACGTATTTGCATTTGCCGCATATTCTACGGCAGCTTTTCGGTAGAGCGTCTTTAATCCTGTGTAAGTCCAAAAATAAACAGCGTGGGCATTCGCTCCACGCCGTAAATTTCTCAAATCTAAGCTCCCTTTCGCGGAAAGCTTCTAGGTATTCCCTTTCAGTTGGGATAGTGAGAGCGGAATTTTTTGGAGATTCAGAGAAGAACTCAGATATCTTGATAAAAAAGAGGGAAATTGATCCGATTACAAGGCTTAGGATGATTAAGGCGTTCACTCAAGATTTCTTTTCCTTGTCGATCAAGCTATTGAGTCCAAGAATCATTAATTTGCGGCCAGCTTCTGAAAAAGACAAATTAAATCGTAAAGCAAAGCCGTTTATTTCGGTTTTTAAGCTTTTTTCGACGTAAATTTTGCAGTGCTGGTCGCGTTTTTCGGTTGGATTGATAATCACCACCCCTCCTTTCGCTCGTTTCACCACTGATCGTCGTCCCACTCGCTATAGCCTACCACTTTTGGGCTAGCCCAAGCCGGTGACACGCTCCCCAATTCGCCTGCTAGAAGCTTTTTTACGACTCGCTGGTCTAGCCAATCCATGAACTTCTGGGTCAAAAAACAAATCAGGCCAAGCACAATGACGCTTGCGAGCAGCGTCAGAGCCATTACCGCGACAATCACGGAGAAAGTAGAAAGCATGGCGAACGGCATCCCTAGCATGAGCACCGCTGTGTCCGTCATATAAACCCCAAACTTTAAGTCGATCATCAGTACACGTGGTTTTAGCTAAAGAACGGTTTTGAATGAAGATTCTTTCCAAAGCTTTTTCACCGAAACTGTACTGAATGAGAGTGGAAAACCCTGAAATAATTCTCACCGGAAGTAAAAGATCACGCCCACGGTTTGCTTTGTGAACGTCGAGAACGAAATCCTCCAAAACAATGCATCCGTCAACGGATTCCCAGACATTCAACATGTCGATGATGCCCCGATACTCACCGGGCATATTCAACCCGTCGTGCCCCCGGTGCATCCCGACTCCGGTTTGGCCGTGACGGGTGCCACAGTCGATCTGTCCGTAGTCGAACAGCCTCAGAGCGTTGTCTAGCCCACCACCGGCTACCAGATCGTCAGGGTGAATGCCCATGACGCAGTAGCCGGTGGTCCCGCCAGGGTCGAACGCGGTAACAATCGCAAGGCCACTGGTGTCCTCGCTAAAACGTTTGCGTTCAAATGGAGTTGACAAATCAATTAGCCTTGAACGCGACTCACGTCGTATTCGTAATCGTCGTCGTCACACGTGGGGGGGACTGGTGGGGGAGTCGAAGGGCCGAAATACTCAGGGGCAGGGAGGATTTCAGTCGGTTCGATGGCTTCCTTGGGCGCTTCCTTGGAGAGGGTTTCCAAAAGGAAATCGCCAGCGTGAAGTTTCCAGATATGCTGCCAGTTCCACGCCGAAAGGATCGCTTGCCCAAGCTCTTTCGGAGTGTCATCGAACATGGTGTAAGCGCACTGTTCATGCAGCGGCATTTGCATGTTAACGAAATATTTGTCTTTGGGCATGTTCAGTTGGTTGGAAGTGTTGGTGACCAAAACGCTTTCCACCAAAGCGAATTCGGTCTTCCATCGCCAGACGATGATGCCGTTGCCGATCACCTGTTCGTCGGGCTTGGGTAGCACGTTGGCGACCGCTCCGGTGTCGCCACCTTGGGCAGCGCCGTCTTTCATCTTTCCTAGACCGCCAGCGATAGCGTCGAGAATCTGTGCGAAACCATTCTTCTCAGTCATACTTTTTCTTCCTTTTCTTTCTTAATCCTGTTCCAGAACCCAGATATTTTTCACCTGGACTGAATTGGGTCGGTCTTTGAATGTCCTGCCGTAAGCAACCACGATATGATGGTCCGGTTTGATTGCGGCAAGTTTATATTCTACTGATGGGTAGACGAATCTCGACAGCCGCAGTGCGACCTCCCCGAATTCGTCGTGGGCAAAGATCGTCGCCTTACGGGTCTTGTCGCTGAAATCCATTTCAGAGAGAATCTGTTCGACAGATTTACCGGTTCTGGTGCGAATGATTTCCACTTCATCTCGAAACACCACGTTTTTAACGAACCCAACAAATGCAACGTATTGATCTGCGTCGGGAAGTTCGTTTGACGAATAAAACCATTCCTCGCCGGGAATGCCGTAGTCAAGGAAATCTCCACGAACCGCTTGAATTCTGAACGCCGTGAGTTGTTTGGCTGTTTTGTGAACCCCAAATGGGTCGTCCTGATCTACAAAATCTTTGATCTTTTGGATTGTTTTCGCCCCAATGCCTTTGATGGCGCTAATGTCATCCCAGTCCAGCCATGCCTTGCTGGTTCCGACCTGATCCCGCCACGTGACAATGTCACTGGCAGTAGCCTCGCCAATGCCGTCGATCTGGGAGAAGCCGGGGCGTAGAGCGCCCTTGCCATGCACCGGCACCCAGGACTCCCATGACTGGTTCACGTCCACGGGCAAGATTTTCAACCCGTGATCGACAGCGTCCTGAAGAAGCAAAACTCTGCGAGGGAGATTGTCTTTGCCGTCGCCGTTCTTTGCCAACGAGGCAGCGAAGAAAACCGCCGGGCGATTAATTTTGAACCACATCTGCCACCAGGCGATTAGGGCATAGGAGTATGCGTGTGCAGTATTAAACGCATATCCAGCAGCAGTCGTGATTGCTCCCCAGATTCGTTTTGCGGAATCTTCTTCAAGACCAGACCGTCTAAGTACACCGCTTCTAAACTGGTCCCAGAGTTCTGCAAACTGGTGCTCTCCAAGCTTTTTTCCAATAATTTTTCTAACGCGGAGCACAGTTGCTGTATCAAATCCGGCGACGTCCCGCAAAATCCACATGATTTGTTCTTGGTAAACGATTTGTCCATAAGTCCACTCCACGTGTTTGTCGAAATTAGGGTGAATGCGCTCTAACTCTTTTTCGCCTTTTTTGACGGCAATGTAGTCGGCGGTCTGGCCCCCGTAGTACGGGCCGGGTCGTGACAGGGCACCACACGCTGCCAGTTCATCGAAGTTCGCCGGGGCTACGTCGCGCACCACCTGGCGGGTGGTGCCGCCTTCATACTGGAAGATTCCCGCCACGTCGTCGTCGCGAAACCGTTGCAAAATTTCGTCGTTTTCCTCGTATGTTTCGTAGAACATAGAGTAAAGCTTTTCTAGTTTTACACCGGACCAGTCCAGACATAGGCCCAGCATTCCCATTGTGGTCAGCCCAAGGAAATCCATCTTGAGCATCCCCAGATATTCTGCGTCCCTTTTTTCGTAGGGAATGACCTGAGCTAGTTCTCTGTTTCTTCCAGTCCCTTTTGTTTTCGCATATATCGCACAAACGTTTGGGATTGGATCACTTGAGATAACGAATCCCCCAGCGTGAATCCCCATAGAGTGCTGATTACCTTCAAGTTTGATCGCTTGACCAATGACACTTCCATATTGAGCCACCAGCGATGAAATTGCAGGGTCACTTGAAAAGCTCGCGATTGTATCTTGAATTGAGTCGTCCACGCGATCATCTGTTTCGACCCGTATTGTGCAGCGTTGCCCGATTGCATCGAAGGTTTTAAGTCCGAGGCCATACGCTCTCGCCACATCTTGAAGTGCTTTTTTGCCACGATACTTTGTGTGGTTAGCGACGTTGGCAACGTTCTCTTGCCCATAGATTTCTCTGGCTCTTTCTGCGATCATGTGACGCTTGGAGTCGTCAAAATCCAAGTCGATATCGGGCATATCTGCTCGGTTTGGATCAATGAAACGCTCAAAAACCATTTTATCAAATAGATTATGGACAGGGTCTATTTCTGTGATACCCAGGACATAGCATGTCAGGGAACCGGCAGCCGATCCGCGACCGGGGCCGACAGCGATACCCTGTGACTTGGCCCATTGAACGAGGTCGGCCACGACGAGGAAGTAGTCGCAGAAATCCTTATCTATGATAATTTTTAACTCATGTTTGAGTCTCTCTTTATATCTGCTCAGGTTTTCTTTAATATCTGGGCGTTGACGCAACCTCTGTCCCAACCCAGTAATAACCTCATGCTTGAGGTAGTGCTCTGAGTTCCTGTAGCCAGTGGGTAGGGGAAACCGTAACGGTCTGGCTTTGGGTAGTTCTACGTTGCATTTTTCAGCCAAAATGCGAGTGTTATCTACCGCACAGTAGGCTTCATATTCAGTTAAACCGGTTTGCGTAAGATTTCTGATTATTTGCGAATCGTTTTCTGGGTACGTCAGCAGAATGTCATACTCCCACTGAGCCTCGGTCACCGCCACGGTCGATGAACGCCGTGAGGCGTGCAGCACCTTCTGCATCTCGTTGTCGCTGCCGAACGGGTAATGTACGTCAGCGGTGGCGATCAGCCACACCCCGGTTTCCTCTGACAATCTGGCGAAAGTTGGGTTTAAGACACGGGTTCTTTCCAGGCCAGGAAAACGTTGCACTTCCAGGTAAAAGTTCTCCCCGAAAACGTCTTTGAACTGCTCAATGCGACGTTTTGTTTTCCGGTAGTCCTCGTCAGAGAATTCCAGTCGCTTGTCGCCTATGGATTTCCCACCTAGAAGGGTGCAGGAAATGAGCGAGTCTGAGCAACCTGAGAACGCGGCAATTCCACGTTGATGTTTAACGAGATTATCCCACGAAACAGTCGGATATTGATATGCGTCGATGTAGGACCGAGTGACAATTCGATTGAGATTTCGATACCCCTCTTCGTCTTTTGCAAAAAGAGTTATGTGGAACTTCTGCTTTGTTTTCGGTGGAGAAAAGTACGCTTCAACCCCAAAGATCGGCTTGATCCCCGCTTTACGGCATTCGCGTTCCAGGGCCGCGTGGCTGTTGACATTGCCGTGTTCGCTCACCGCCAGGGCTGTCATACCCAGGTTGGCGACCCGTTGGACGTGGTCGTGGACGCTGCCGAAACCGTCGCCGTAGGAGAACGTGGTGTGGGTATGAAAGGAAACAAAGCGCATTGGTTTCATAGCGAATTCAACCCCCCCATAGGGTTGATGTGTTCGTCGCTACACAAGTGATAGTTGCTGGTCGTAGCGCTGCGAGAGTTTCCATGAGTCCAACCGGCACGAACGAAAGAAAGGTTGATTTGGTTTTCAGTGCCGGTAAACATTGTGGATTTATCACAACGAGTAAGTTTTTCTTTGTACCCGTTACAGTAGAATGCAATTGTTTGGACTTTTTGCTTCATGTTGTCCGATTCCGTTCGATTTAGTTATTGATTTTCAAGTAGCTTTTCTGCGGTTGATTGGGCTAGTTTTTGCAGGTTTCTGATGGCTTTTGCTTGATCGAAAGCGTTACCGCCGGATTGGGCGATTTCTTCCAGCCTTTGACCGTAGAAAATGTGGATTCCTGCGCTGATTGCCTCTATAGAATCGCTGGGTTTCTCTTTCGGTCCTTGATCGGCAATCTTTTCTAACGCAGCGGCGATTCGCTCAAGTTTGCTCTCACTTCGTGGCACTGTCGTCCTCTGCGGGTACAGGGTACGCCAGACCGGCGATGGCTGTGGGGAAGACTTCGATCCGGTAGGGCTGATCGTCTAGGCCATCGACCAACGCGGGGTCACCCACCACGTCGAACTGGACGAACGGCACGGGCTTCGGCCCAGCGGTCTTGTAGAAGTGGAAGCTCCCCGGCACGATAGACACCCAGCCGCGCTCCAGCAGCACACTGGTTACGTCATCAGCGTGAGCCTGGCTCCGCACTCCATCCGGCTCCAAAAGATTCAGTTTCGGACCTTTAGCGCTTTCCTCAATTTTCATTGTTTTCTCCTACTTCTTCGATGTTTTTTATTTTACTTGAAATGGTGTCCACTGTTTCAGGGGCAGACTCAAGGGTATACATCCCGTACTCAATGAGTTTTACTACTTCCTCTTTATCTTGCGCCCAAACAAGATAGCTTGTGACTTGAACTACCGTGTCTTCTACGTCAACGAGGTAATACTTGTTATCGTTTGCCATGCCACATCTTCAACTCTTCGACTTTCGCTTCCGAGAGGGCTTTAAGCATCTTTTCAATGGCAGAGATATGTCCCACAAGGGCCATGACAAACAGGGTTTGAAACACCAGTAGAACTAGAATTGCTGTGAGCATATTTTTCCTTTCTTCCTCACGTACCGCGTCACGGGATCGAACCGTGGACCCACTGATTAAAAGTCAGTTGCTCTGCCAACTGAGCTAACGCGGCATTTTTAAATGTTTTCTGACGCTTTCCCGTCTGGATTTGAACCAAAACTAACAGAACCAAAGTCTGTTGTGCTGCCAGTTACACTACGGGAAAAAGAAATGGGGTGTGGCAGCAACCCCATGCAACTGCCACACCCCATTTCCGGCCTACTTACTCGTCATCGAAAATGTCATCAAGGCTATCCTCTTCCTCTTCGATGACGGTTTCCGTAGCTGGCTTCGGCTTGACAGCGGTCCCGCCACCGGGGAGGAAGCTGTCGATCCGAGAACTTTCCGTAGTTTGCTTAGTTTCAGGATTGAAATAAGAAGACTTCTTGATCGCGACCTTGATCGGCAATTCTCCATTCGGAGAGTTGATTGTCAGCGTCCCGATCTTGACCACGTGCTTCTGCTCGTTGTCAACAATCGGCCCGGTTTCGTAAAAAGCCTTCTCAATCGCTTGAGTCGACTTATCGCTGCCATCAGTCAGAGCGTGGAGAAACTGGTTGATGTAAGGGATTCCAGAATCAATAAGATTCAGCGATCCCCAGGCGATGAAACCGTCATACTTGCCGTCCGTTGTGTCGGTGAGTTCGACTCCGATATTGAATTTCGGCTTTCCCCGGTTGGCGGGGTTCTTGGCCGCTTGGCTGATAGCGCCGACGCTGACGACCTTCAGCTTGCCGGTATAGGCACCGGTCGGGGGAAGTTCCCCTGACCATCCGGCGCGACCTTCTGCTGCGCCCTGACCGACTCCGTTGATATCCAGTGAGAACTTAGGCATTGTGAAATACTTTCTATGATGTTTTGATGTTTTATTAGTGTCATTGATATTTTGTTTACGAGATTGATATTTTGGCGCTGGGTATTTCATCCCCTGCCTATGCTTCAATAAGGTCGATTTCCTCTCTTGCCACGTTTGGTGGGGGTACGTCTGCCTCCGCACTCGACTCTACCTTATTTTCGATTTGTGGGCTAGCCTGCGGAGCCGTTTTCTTCGCCGCTCGTTTAACCGGTGCAGAAACATTCGGGTCCACGATTTTCCCAACAGAGTTTCGAGTTAAAACTCCGTCGATAGCCAAACGAATTTGCTTGAGCTTGGCGCTCACCGTGAACGGAGCTAGACGGGTGGTGCGATCCTTGGCGCGAATCGTACCGGTGTCCTCCCAGTAAATCGTCCGACGCTTGACTGTTTTCGTCAGGTCAGGGTTGTCAGGGGTGGGGGCCGGAACCTCCACAAGTTCAACCCGCATGTGACCATAACTAGTCATCAGAGCAACGATTTTCATAGCCACGCCGTAATCTTTACCGGTGATTTCGGGCACAAGAAATTCATTGTGATCTGCGTCTTCGGCCTTACGAGAAAGCGCCGTGTAAAGAACGTTTACGTCTAGTTCGTTGATCCGGCGAACCAGATTTTCAAACAAAACGTGGAGCTTTCCGTAGTCCTGAATCTGCGGGGTGTCAGGGTCTTGACCCTTGGACAGCCGCTCAGCACGGCTGGACTCCAAGATTGCCGCCATGCACATCTTCTGCATTTCGGTCAGGGAGTCCACCGCGAGAACATCGTACTTGGCGAGAATATCTGGGTTGTCTTCCAGATATTCCACCGCTTCGCGAATGTCATTCCAGTGACGAACGCGAATCTTTTGCGCTGACGAACCCATTCGCAGTGCCGACAGCGTACCGGAGTCCTCAGGAGCGAGAAAAAGCACGCGGTCGTCAGAACCGGCGAATACAGTCTTTCCCGCTCCGGAATCTGCGTGGATCAAAATGTTCCACTTGGGAATGTCATCTGCAAGGTCAACGATTTGAATTGGCATTGTTATCTTTCTAGTGTGTTTTAGTTGGTTGGTGTTGTTGTGTCGAGATACTTGTTAATTTGATAGTGTTCGTTGTCGATTCGTGTCAGTGGTCCGAAATTTGTGGGCCACGCCCCAAAGGCTACATACTCAACCCCCTGAGCGATGAAGAACCCTTTAATTGCATTTTTTAGAGTTTTGTATCCCTCCGATCCGTCAGCGACTATCTCATTATTGATGGCTTTTGTTTGCCAGTACCACTGTTTATCTTCACTTTGATTAAAAGTGGTACGGGTAGTAACTTCCGGCTTCCCGGGAAGCTGCGGCGTGGTCATCGAACTTCGGTTCCTCTCCTACAGGGTAAGCGATTTCGTCATAGTGGTAGTTGGACAGGTGTACACCCAACCTCCGACGAGAAGCCATCGAGTCACTGGCGTGCCAGTAACAGATTGGGCACCAGATGTTATTTGCAGTATCAACCATTACCCTTTTCTTTGTTTGTTTAAAACCTCCCACTTTAGGAAACTCCAGTTTCTTTTTTAGTCGCCACAGACTCTTTTGAGTTTGCAGCGCCCTCGCGGTGATCTGCATAGGGGTCGTGTTTTTTGAAAACAGCTTGAATAAACCCCTGGTAATCGTCGCCGTTTTCATCTATATCGCACAAGTCGCTGAAATCACACCAGTTGCAATGCTCGCCGGGTGCCTTGAGGATGGGCAGTAACCCTTGACGTGCCATAGCGATCTGCTCAGCGTCCTCCGCAATGCGCTCGACCTGCCGTATCCGGTTCGCCTTGCCCCGCATCACTTGTTCCCGCCAGAACAGCGGTGCTGGCTGAACCTTGGACACGCTGCCGTCCTTATTCAGCACCTGACCCTGAGCGTTGCGCGGCTTATCCGGTGCCTTGGCCTTTCTGAGATAATTGAAAATCATTCCCTCAATAGCTTCGTTTTTCCGGATAAAACCTTTCGCCCTGAGATAACTTGTTCCGACAGCGATATAGGTTCCAGCCTGATCGTCTTTCACAAGATGCTTGGTGTTTTCTCTTTTATTAGTTGTCTTGTGGTCAACGATCATAACGCGAGGTTTTGAAAACGAATGATCCCGCACCGGCATATCAAAAGTTCCAAATATCTTAGCGATAATTTTCTGACTATCGTCATAATTGAAAAGCGCCGCCGGAACTTCTCGCCGCAACTGGTCGGCAGTGAACGGAATGTTTGCCTCAAACCGGGTTTCCGGCATCAGCACTTCCCAATGCGGATCGTCGCCGTACTCTTTAAGATATTCCGTGAACATAGCATCGCCAAGTTCTTTCGCCTTGACGAATTCGTATTCTGCCTCGTCATCGTAGTAATCGCCAGCTTTCAGAATGGCGTTATGACCTTTGCAGAATTCTTCCCACGTTTCTAGTGGGTGCCGACCTCGCTGAAACCCGTTATCGCCTGGCGGAGTGTAATACTCCGCTAGAGCCAAATGGATTCCGGTTCCGAACCATCGTGCGTCTTGCTTGATTTGGATTGGGACAAGGCACTCGTTCCAGCCCCAATTCCACTGGGCTTGGCATTTTTTGAAGCTTGCTCTTTCAGAGTTTCTTAGTAAAGCAGAACTTTCCACGTTTTTCCATTCTCCTAAGGGTGACTAATTTGTTTAAGTACCACCCAAATCCAGTGGCGAACAGAGTCGCCAATAGAATTTCCAGTAACCAATAGGCTAGATTATCCTCCTTTCTACCATAGTTGTGGATTAGGTGCAGTGACGCTGCACCAAACCAGAATAGAAAACTTGCCGCAGCCCAAAATTCTGTCTTAGCCCTCTTGTGAACCGTAGAAAAATTCACGTAAATCCATTTCATGTTCGGGGCATACGTCGAATTTGCCGTCGAAGATTTCAATGCGATCCCAGCCCTCTCCACGCAAAGCAGCGATGCTATTAGAGGTTCTTTTCTCTTTGCACCCTGGAATATCACACTTGACCGTGTGAACCTCGTAGGATTCAAGAGCCATCTGACATTCCAATCATAGGCGCACCGGGGGGTGTTCTGAGGGATTTACGCTTCAGACCGGCAGGAGAGAAACGGACGAGTAACGATCCTGCCGGTTTGGAGAGTCCCGGTAGCATTCTATTGCAGAGAAAATGCTACCGGGCCTCAGTCCTTTTACCGGCGGCGACCGATCCGGCGCTTCTCGCCGGAATCCTCGCTCTCGCTCTCGCTCTGCGCAGTCTCGACCGCTGCGGCGATATCCTCCCCGCTGGCAGTGGCCGACGTTCGCAGGGCTTCAGCCTTGGCCTTCGCCTCCGCTACGCGGGCCTCAAGCCGCTCGGCCTGACGCTCAGCACGCTCAGCGGCCTTTGCCGCCTTGACCTGCTCAGGGGTCAAACCGCTGTAGCGGCCTTTGTTCTGCTCACGCTCTGTCTTACGAGCGGCCCGACGCTCGACCTGCTCAGGCAGCTTACCGAAATCCACCCGCAGAGCGAGCAGAGCCTTGACCTGATTGGGCGTGATCGGGTCCAGACCGGAATTTGCGTTCACGTAGTCGGCAAGCTCCTGGTGGGCAGGACGAAACTTGGTGAAGTCACGCTCACGTTTGGCGGCGGTAGTAGCCTCGACAACCGGGGTGTCGCTCTCAGGAGTTTCTGGGAAGTCCACGTTCGGTGCGTCTTCAATGGTCGCGGTCATTTACGTACTCTCTTTCTGGGTTTTCGTGTTGCTTGGACGCATGTGGTCCGGTGCGGTTTCTACAGTAGTAGGTTTTTCGTCTGCTGTCCAGTTGTTGCAAAAACGGCTCAGCAAGGCAATCTGGGTGAAAATGTCTCTCTCCTTATCCTTTGTAGTTCGACTTTGGTAGATTTGCCCTCAGCTTCGGGGAGTACACCCTGGCGGGTGGACCAGCGTCTTCTCTGGGTAGAGCAGTCCTGTTTGCGTCGTGCATTTCTCTCATTCTCGCGCCCTTCTCCATATCTTCTTCAATAGATTCTGGGTTAGTGAGTCTTTTAAGGGCTTTTGCGTACTCTGCTTTTCTTTGGGTTTCTACAAAAATTAGCTTTAAAGCGGCTTTGTACGCAGCTTCCATTGCAGAAAGCTTTGCTTTTTCAGCTATCAGTTGCTTATTTAAGTAAGCAAAGTAAATAATTGATCCGGCCCAGGCTTGGATAACCAAAACCCACTGAATCTTTTCAGAAGCGCTCATGCCGCAATCTTTCTCATCGTTGACAGAATAGATTTAACATACGTTACCCCACGTTGCCCATCCAAAATAGAAAATATCGCGTCTTCTCTCCTGGCGTTGGTGAGTGCAACTGCTTCGTCAATGGTGCCTAGAGAGGCGAGATACCACACTGTCACGTTGTGATTCCGGCTGACGCGGTGAGCGCGGTCTTCCACCTGTTCCTGGTCATCCGGTATCCATGTTTGATCGCAAATGACTACGTCGTCTGCCATATCCAAGGTTAACGAAACGCCACCGGATTTCGTATTCAGCAAAATAACTGAATCTGTACCTTCTTTCTGGAACTCTGTCTTAATGAACGCTCTATCTGAATCATTGGTTTTACCGGTGAATACGTAGTGCCCGACTTTTTCCTTGTGAAGCTGTTTAGATAACAGTTCCAGAAATCCGGTGAATTGGCTTGCCACGATGACCTTCACACCGGCTTCCTGGCGGTCCTTAACAAAATCAATGATCCAGTCGATTTTGTTTGACGGCATGGACGGGGTTACGTCGCTGCCCAGACAAGCATTTGCCAACTGTTTAAAACGTGTCATTTCAGCAAGGGTTCCGTTGACATTGATTTCGTCATTGGAAGTCAGACGTAATACAGCTTCGCGAACAATTTGGTCATATTGCTTTTTCTGCTGGCGGCTCATAGGCAACCATACCGCCACCGGAGAGTCGGGGTCAGATGAATCAAGTTGAGTTCCACCATAAACCTTCGGAGGTAAATCCTTTTGAACCTCCTGCTTTGTTCTACGAACCATGACCGGCTCAAGCTCTTTGAAAAATCGCTTTTCGTTAATAACCCGGTCGCCCTTGAGAATTCCAGAACCAAATTGACTGGTTGTTTGCATGACCCCATAGTGCCGTCGAATCCACTTCCAGTAAGAGGAATACTTTTTAGGGTCTAGCCAATTGAGTGTGCCCCAAATGTTTTCCGTTTTACCTCTGAACGGAGTTCCACTGATAGCAATTTGTAGCGCGTCTGGGGCAATCTTTAATGCTCCCAGGCCAACCCTTTGTGCAGATTGTTTCTTTTTGTTTCCGGTTGCCCCCGCTAGAGTTTGGTGAGACTCATCAACAATGACCGCCTGCCATTCGATATCGAAAAGTTCTGCCAGACCTTCATTTACAGTCCGAATGATTTTCTTTCCGTTGGCATCCCGTAGGTAGTTGCCGTAGTCATCCAGGTCTGCCCGAATCCTCAAGTAATTCGGACCAATTAAAACCCACACACGTTTATTCGTGAGGTTTTGCACGTGACGTAAGGCGGTTTTTCTATCTTCCGGTTTCATTGCCGAATTAATAACAACAATGTGCTCGTTTTTTCCGAGCCATTGTTTTATTTCATCCGGCCAGGTGACGTTGACAGCGGTACGCGGGGCTACCACCAGGATCGGCCCTTGCACGTCTAGCTCAGCGACCGCCGCTAGGGTCTGGATGGTCTTGCCCAGCCCAGGCTTGTCAGCGAGCAGCACTCTGCGCTGACTGGCGATGAACGTTGCGCCGGGAATCTGCCAGCGCTTGCTCTCCATAGCCGAAATGAGTGAGGGTCTGGTGGCCCTCAGGTGAGGGAGGTATCCGCCAACATCAGCGCTTAAATCGTCCGGTTTCAAAACGTTCGCATAGCGTTCCTTTTCTCGCCTCAACCAGACCTTGAGGTCGTCCTCTACAAAAATTCTGGCCGATAGCTGTTTAGATAAGACAAAAATATCCCGCGCAACTTCGATGTCTAGCGGGAAGCTCCACAGCTTATCGTTAGGAACGTAACGCGCCCCGGGAATATCTTCTTTAATTCTTTCGATGGTTTCAGGGTCGAACGGGAAGGAGAGCCACATACGTGGCTCCCCCACCCATTTACCCATTTTCCAGTTACTCATCGTCCTTGGGAATGAATTCAACTTTGTAAATTGCGCTCGACGGGGCGTTGCTTTCGTGATGTGAATGCACGATTTTTACGGGCAATCCGTCCAGTTCTTGCATGACTTTTACCGCAAGAGGATGGGTGACAGTGGTTTCCACGATTTTGTTTCTCATTTTTCCTTAGCTTACGTCGATGATTTGATCTAGCGCTACTGAGTGGAAGCCTTCGCGATCCTGCCAATCAAGAATGCGACGACCTGACTTTGACTCATAGAGTCTGAAATATGGTTTCCCTAAATTAACTCCTTTATCTATATAAGCGGTGCAGACTTCACCGTCTATTTTTCGCACCCATGTAATCGTTTTACTTAACACGGCTAGCATGATTTCCAGTGCTGGGGTGTCATCCCGCCAGGGGATGCTGCGGGACTCCAATAGTGACTCTGGCGAGTTTTCCTCAAGTTTGCGTGGGTCAGGCTTTCCACGTAAGAGCTTGATGACACTACCGGATCGGGCAGGGTGTAAAACATTTTTACCGTAAGTGTACGTGCTCGCCATGAAACGGTTATCCTGGTAAAGAACGTGAAGTGTTTCCTTACCCCTTAAAGCATAAACGTTCCACTCTATTTTTGACGGGTCACCGGTTCTCTCATAGTTGGCTAAGTTGATTTTCAACTCAGCCTTCCACCCTTCATTTAGGGCTATTTGTTTTAATCGTTCCGATTTGTGTTCCATATGTCCGTTTCTCTTTTTGTGATTTTTACTCTGGCCTGTAACGCACCGGCTCGTCTTTTTTAACAGAAATGACTACGAGCACCTCATTTTCTGTTTTCATAATGCTCTTCACTGTTGCACAGGGAGCGGCATAGTGAAGGGCGATTTTATCTCCAACTTCAAGTTGCGAACACAGCTTGAAGTGATCTGCTTTTTTGTTGATAATTCCCATAATTTCCTAATCTGCTAGGTGCCATAGGGCACCGGCCAATAGTTCGATTAGCTCTGGTTTTTCTAAGGTTGCCAAATAATTCAGCATTTTACCTGCTGCAAAACTATACGGCTGCCCCGAATCTTCTGTTTCCCTAATCGTTTCCTTGAGTTCTTCTACCTTTTGCTTTGTCTTTTCCGAATACTCTTTAATAACTGTTTCTAGAAAAAGGTCCAACCCTTCATCCGTAATATCACCCGGTATAGCTCGTAGCCCAATGTGCCTAACATTGTCCATGCTTACTCCACGTTTTGCTCCCGCAAGATAATCTCGTTAACCTTCTCTCCCAGAAAGTGAATGACCTCCTCCCAGTTGTTAAGTAGAGCATGAGTTTCTGTCAGACTGTCTGTGTAAACGGCCACCGTACCGTGGACGGCACTGTGCTGCTCTGTCATACCGTCACCGTCGCGAACCTGTACCGCTCGCGGCAACGTGTATCGGATACGACCTATTTTTGGTGTAGGCATTGTTATCCTTTTCTATTCGTCTTCTTCCAGGGGGTCCATGCTGATAGTAATGGCTGTCGTCACAATTACCAGAGTCCACGACAGAATCGACACTAGAACGCTTTTCACTGCGCTCCCATTCTTCCTGTTGGCGATCTAACCCATTACCACGATTGGCAATTAACCAATCCTTGAAAGTTATCAATCGCCCACCCCTGTCAGACCAGAGGCGTTCATCACTATCATACCCCATTGTTATTTCGTCACGTGACAAAACTTGCCTAGCGCGCTCCTCCCGGTAACTTGCAACAAACGCCGCATGTGTTGGCGAGCAGTGGTGGTGCCGTGGGGAGCACGGCGTAAAGCTCCCCACGGCCCACTTCCGTTTTGACACTAGTTGTAATAGCGCACAATCAAGTATCTTTTACCATCACGCACTAACCATTTTGTACCCCGCCACAGGTTGATTCCGTTGGCATAGGCCCAGTTTTCTGTGCGAATCGGTTTGAATCTGCGACCGTTGGTGAGGACTCCCGTGACCACGTAGGAGTCTCCCGGCTGGGATTTCCAGCTAACTTCGTTGTATTGATTGCGTTCGATAGGTGACTTTGTTTTCATTTAGAGCACCACCTTAATGCTAGCTCTCCGATTTTTTCTATGTTTCTTGTTTCTATTATTTCTTTGGTGTTGTCGTTACCGGCTTCCCAGCATTTGACGATACAGTTTGCGGTGACGGTGTCTACCAGAACGCCGTCGATAAAATCGTATTGGCTGGTGTTAACAATCTTGGCGTACGATCACCGCCGTCTTGGTCCCGTGGAGTTTCCGAACCCGTTCCAGCAGAAGCTGATTCACGGCCGCCCACGCATCCGCCATATCCGCCAACGCCGCGAGCATTGGGCGACGCTCAACGATTTGTGCCAACCGCCT